GGATATGTAAGAATGGTCGTGAGATATTCTGACCTAATTGTTGATCATATACAGTAGATGTTCCTGCTGGAACAATTACTCCTGCTATATCTCCAATAAGTCCACGAGTTGTAGAATCGTTTAAGTATTTCCAGTCTGTCTTATAGAAATCGTAAGATCCTCTACGGAATCCTGAGAAGCCTAAGTTCAACGCCATTTCTTCAGAATTTTCAAATACACCATAAGATGTTCCTCCTGTTCCGTAAGAATTTTGAGCGGCTAACATATTATCAATACTCAATGCTGTAGCGCGATCTAAGAACATCATATTCTCTTCAATAGCACCTTGCTTATCAAGCTCTTGTAATATAGTGTCAAACTCTAAAAGCCCAGCTCCACCTGCCGCACCAAAATCAGGATCGTTAAATACCAATCCTCTTTCTTCTAGTGAGTCAAATAAACCTTGCATACCTTCTAAAGTAGCCCCTTGGTTGTCTATAATAGTACCGGCTGCGCTCTTAGCTTCAACCATAGACATTTCTAGGTAATCTTCAAAACGAATACGAGATTCATGCTCAGACTTTAGGTACCATAGGTATCCTCCAGTTCCAATTTCAGTAGTTACTTCTACCCATCCAATTTGAGCAACATCAGAACCATTTACAGAGTACTTGTCTCTTAAAATGATTGGCTTGTTACTGTAAGTTGTGAAAGAAGCGTCAATAGAATTACCTGCGTTTGCAGAGTTTTTCCCATATTCAGATCCATACACGAATAAGCTTACGTCTGTTGCCTCAGCTATAGCGGCTGGTAACTGACCATTGGCAGTATCATATACTTCGATGTTGTAAGATTGATTACCTCCAGCTAAAGTTCCTAAAGATTTTACAAAAGCTTTTACCGTTGTGTTTCCTTTAGCAACCACGATAGTCATGTTAGGTCCCAATAGTGGAACTTTCCCGTCTGCGCCAGGAGAAGGCAAGCTTATTGTTTTAGCAGCCGCTGCTCCAGCAGTTGCTGTATCATAAGCAATGTGTAATCTTCCTTGTTCTGACCAAACTACTTGATCCGATGCCATAGGCATCTCTGCTCCGACCATACGTAAAAATCCAGTGATCGTTCTGTTTCCATAACGCTCGATTTCTTTTTCGTATACCTCAGGTAAAAATTGTTGTGTAAAATCCATGTCCGCTAGAGATAAATAGTTGTCCCCAAATAATCCCTTTACTGGACGTGGTGTTAAATGCGCTAAGTTGGCTAACGTAGCGGGTGATGTTGCAAATGCCATAATTTTTATTATTTAATGTTTCTAAAACTTTTTATTTTTAATTTTGAATCACTTCCCCCGGAATTAACAGATCTTACTGACCACCCATTCGGTGCTTTAACATCTTCGTGAACGCCTCTCGCGCCCATTTGTACGTTTTTCGAATTAGATATACTCGTTTTCATAGCGTCGGCTTTGCCTTGCTCATAAAAATGATTTGCAATAGAATCTGCATTCATAGCTGTAAACAATCCCTTGTGGTACCCCGCTGCATCTGACATTTGGTTATCTTTATCTAAGAACTTCTTGACAAAATTATTAATGTCACTTTGGGTTTCCTTAATAGTAGGAGCGTCTTTAACTTTAAAACGGAATTTTTTGTCTCCAACTTGATAATCAAAACCTTTGAAATCGTCGTTAAAAACACTTTCCGTTTTCTTTAAAAACGTTTGTGATTGTTTTTCAGCTAATTGAGTTGCTGCTTCGTTTTCTTTTGTATAGCGATTGAAAAAGTCTACCGCTTTCTTTTGTTCAGGAGCCAGCCTTGCGCCGCCTTTAATTTCCTGATAATATTTATCTTTTAATCCAGTAAGGTGGTTTTTAGCTTTTGCTAATTCCTCTCTTCTAGCTAGTTTTTTTCTTCGTATATCTCTTTCTTCGTCTAAGTCTTCATCATAAAGAAAGTTATCTTCCATCATAAAGTCTATGTCTTCTTCGTCTAGATGAGGTTTTGTATTAGCGTAGTATTCTCTTAACAGTTGAGATTCGTCTAAGTCGTCATAATTCTTATTAAGCTTAACATAGTCCTCAAGAGTCCCGCTTGTTTCATTCATAAAGTCAACAACCTTTTGAATGTTTTCAGGTAGTTCAACGCCGGTTTCTTTTTGTTCTTCTATAGCCTCAACTATATTGTCTTGCAAATCATCCGCTTGCTTCTGTACTTCTTCTTCTGTTATTTCCTCTATAGCGGATTCTACAGCATCAGGTACGGCAGTTTGTTCTTGCACTTCAACCACAGGTTCTTTTGCCTGTATTGGTTCCGGCACATCTTGCATTAGCTCCGGGGTATCTTGTGCAGGCTCCGCTAGCTTAGACATATCTAATTTAATTGTTCCCTCTTCGTCTACTGACATGGGATTTGTATCAACAACCTCTTCCTGAGGTGTTTCTACTTGCTCTGTATTTTCTGTTTGTTCTGACATGATAAAATATTATATAATTGTTATTACTATTATTACCTAGGATCGAACGCACCTAAGCCAAAACCTTGGCCCATTACGTCATTTCCTGCGGATTCAAAGTTTTTAGGTGGAGAATCATTCTTTCTTTGAGCAATCATCTCACTTTGCTGGGTACCTTGTATTCTAGTTCTTTGATCTTTACGATCTTCTATTTCTTTCTCTTTTGATTTAGCCCCGTCTACTTCTATACCTTTTAATTGCATATTGTATTGGAACTCTAATGCCATCAATTCTTTCTTAGCATTAACCTCGACGCTTATTCTTTTTTCTTCTATGCTTGCTTTAAGTTGCTCCAATTGCGCTTTAGTCTGGAACATAGCTTGATCTTTTTGTACTTCTGCTTGAGCTGCCACCTGTTGTGCTTGGGCATTAGCCTGTGCTTGAGCTTGTATATTAGCTTGCTGTTCCGCTTGCAGTCTTTCCTGGCGTTTCTTTTGTTTGACTTTAAGCAATTGGTTTGCTAGCTTTATATTTTTAACTTCTCGTATGTCAATAGCATCAGATAAATCTATAGATCCTTGCTGTAAAGCAGTCTGAATATTGTTTTCAAGCATAGCGGATTCTTCTGCATCAGGCATTAGTTCTAGTGATATTCCAAAGTCGTGCATATACAAGTCTGACATTTCCTCCAGAATACCTACATTAAATTTACCTATTTTGGTTATAAACGCTTCTTTAGCTGGGTGATACTCTATTATATCTGATATTCTTAAAGATAAGCACTCGCAAAGTTCTCTTGTCAAATATAAACCTGAATCTAATATATGCCTTGTTGCAGTGTTTGAATTTGCTGCTGCTAATTTTTGCACCCCTACTAATGCTCTAGAGTCTGGCGTAGACCCGTCTCTCGCTTCATTTAATCCGGTTACATCCCTTATCATTTGCAGATAATAGTTGTAAGTTGCAATTAGTGTTTGTAGTTTTTGCCCTCCGCTTCCTGTTGGCACTTCCTGTATAGGCACTTTGCCAGGATTCATATCACCTTCCTGTGTAAATGATCTACCTATTATAGAACCTGTTTGAAAAAACATATTTAATGCTTCTTGCGGATTGTAGTTTGTTCCGTTGCCTAGGTCTACTTCATTAATACCATCTGCATCAAGGTATACCCCGTCAGGAATCATTCTTTGTAGTACTTGCTGTAATTTCAAGTGGGTTAATTGTACCATATCGGCAAACCCTGTACATTTACTTACTAATGATTCTATTTTGCCCTTATACATTCTAGGGGCGGTAATAGCGTAATTCATTTTAACCTTAGATACATCGCTTTTAGGGCGCATCATATTCTTTGCCATTTCCCACTTAAGCATTATATCCGTACCCACAATCATAACACCTTCATAAAGCACCTCAAGAGATCTTGACATTTTACCAAATTGCTCTTCGAACATTTCTACTGGCGGATCAAATTGGTCATTTCGCACTATTATTTTACTCGCTCCTGTTGCGGTCTCTTTGACCTTATACACTTCGTTCATATAAGTCTTATAATTAAAATATAAAACCTGTATAACGTTTGAGTCTCGGTTATTGTTATATTGATTGCTTACGGTCTGATCAAATACACCGTAATTTTGTGTTCCTTGTTGTTTAATTTTTTCTAACTGATCTTGAGTTAATTCGGGAAATTGTTTTTTAATTTCGTTTATTGGCACAAACTTA